TTGGCTGCTCTGGGCGGTGACGCTCAAACTGGCAAGTATGATGCTCTAGTTACAACAGCTTTACCGGCTGCGCAAAAAATTGCAGATACAACTTTTACTCTCGGACTTGTGAAAGATGCAATTCAAAAACTGGAAGATAACGATACTGACGATGGTTCTGGTATTGTTGTTGTTATTCCTGCAAAATTCGCTCGTGTACTTCAAGATGATCCGGAATTTACTAGCTCTGATTACAACACATCGGCAGTATTCGTCGGTGGAAACATGTACGGAGAAAAGATGCAGGGCTTCCTTGGCGCGTCTTGGATTACTATGTCTGACAAGTTCCTATCTTCGACTCTAACTCAAACAATAGCAGGGGCTGGTATTGAAGATAAAATCTATGTATATCGTCGCTCTGGCATTTGCTTGGGCATATGGGACAAAGACGGTAAGATGGTTGAATCTAAAGTAGATGAGCGTCCAGACAAAAACTATCTTGTGCAAGTCTATTCTAAGCTAACGCTTGGAGCGACTCGTAAAGAAGAGGTGAAAGTAGTAGAAATTACTATCACAGCAGTTTAATAACTAACAAGGGGGTTCGCCCCCCTTTTTTTAGGTGGATACGATGTCTAGACCGAATAGAACAAAAACAGCAGAAAAAGCACCGGCAATTGCAGGGATTAAAATTTCAATTTCTCACGATCAGAAAGCAATCACTAGTGAATCCGTGGAATTAGAAAATGACAATATGGTCATCATTATGCCAAAATATCAGCCGATGATGTTCAAGAAAAAACTATACTGGTTCGCTAACATTCTATATAGATACTGGAAATAACTTATGCCAAGTCAAGTTGATTTATGCAATAAGGCGCTACGCAGGTTAGGCGAAGATCCAATAATCGCGCTAGATGGCAATAGTATCTGGAGCGGTAGATGCGCTGCGGCTTTACCAGAGGTGGTTAATTCCGTGCTTTCGCTTGATATATGGAGATCATGCACTAAACGAACTCAACTAGCTGCGGAAGCAGAAGACCCTATAGGATTTCAGTCTGCTTATCCCATGCCATCAGATTCACTTAGGCTGGCGGGAATAAAAATAGGACAATATAGCGACTGGGCACTGGAGGGAAATAAAATATTAACTCAGGTCGGCAAAACTACAGCGCTCGAAATCCTTTATGTAAGCAAAGTCACAGACCCAAACAAGTACACAACCCCGTTGTATGACGCTATAGCGATGGGCCTAGCTCATGAGTTATCGGGTTATTCTACGGCGACAAACGTCTCAAAGGATGAAATTTATTCTTTATATGTAGAAATGGTCACCACTGCGCAACTTATCAACTCAAGAGAAATGCCAGTCACATTTTTAGCTAGCACTTCATGGGTAGACGTTAGATCTGCAAATCAGGACAGAAGTATAGACGGACAATACGAGGTCCATTAATGAAATCAACACTACTCAAATCAAACTTTAATGGAGGGGAACTTAGTCCGTTCCTTGATGGGCGTCCAGATTTTCCAAAATATCCAACAGGCTGCAAAGAAATGACTAACTTTGTCCCTACTGTTTACGGTCCGATGACAAAAAGACCAGGTACCATTTTTGTTGAGGACTTGACAGAAGAAGCCGTGCTTTACCCATTTGAATTTTCAGAAACCCAAGCCTATATCTTCGCCTTTAAAGAGTCAGAGATTGCTATATATACTGGGGATGGACGACTACTTGATGGCGTTACCCCAGTGTCAATTCCCGCATTTTACACCCTAGCTCAGGCTAAAGAATTAAAATTTGCTCAATCTGGTGATTTAATCTATTTCACTCATAACACAGCAGGAATATTCAAGATATCACGAACGGCTGTCGATACGTTTGTTGGTGAGCAATTCGAGACGATTAACGGCCCATTTCAAGATGAAAATCTAGATGAGACGGTAACACTAACAGTCAACGGCAGTGCCACTACTATAACATGCACAGAGGCCATTTTTACTCCAGAAGCTATTGGCTCATCGATTCAAATAGGGTATATACCCGCTACAGAGTTTAGCACATGGGAAGCTGACACGGGCAACTATTCTGTTGGTGATTATCTTCAATATCTCGGTAATATTTACCAAGTTACCGCCGGAACTGGACTTGCTGGAACAAGAGCGCCGCAACACGAAAAGGGATCTAAATCTGACGGGAAGATAACCTTAACTTATGTATCCAATGGTTATGGATATGCAAAAATAACGGCGGTTGGTGGCGACCCATCAACAACCGCAACAGTTGAAGTAATAAAAACATTCCCGCCTTTGATTGTTGGTGGGAATGCGACAGATGAATGGTCTTGGTCTGCATTCGGCGGCGGTTTCGGCTGGCCTACTGCAATAGTATTTCATCAGCAAAGAATGGTGTTAGGCGGGTCATTAGAGCAGCCTCAAACAATATGGGGCAGCGTTCAGGGAGATATTGAGGACTTTCAAGAGGGTACGGATGATGAAGATTCATACGAATTCACAGTAGCAGCGAACAAGAAAAACCCGATAGTGTGGCTGGCTTCTAACGTGACGCTCAATGCTGGAACTCTTGGCAGTGAGTTTATTGTTGGCGTTAGTGGGTCAAGTATTACTCCGACAAACATCAGCATTGAACAGGTAGGGCAATACGGCAGCGCTCAAAATATGTCTCCATTGATTGCTAATGGATTTACTGTATTCGGTCAGTCTGGTGGAAGAAAGTTAAGAGAACTAAGATACGACTACGATTCAGAGCGAAATTACGCTAGAGATTTAAATAAAGTCGCCGAGCATATAGCGGACGCAGGAATTAAGCAGATAGCTTATCAAGCTGAGCCTTATCAGATTATCTGGACAGTGATAGGTGATGAGTTATACGCGCTAACTTATGAAACCGATGAGGAAGTATTTGCATGGAGCCGTCAAGATTGTGGGGAGATTGTATCGATAGCGACTATACCGAATGGAGCTTATGATAGGTTGTGGGTAGTAGTTAAAAGGGAGGGTAATTATTACATAGAATACTTATCTGATTTTTTCAGACGAGATAACAGCATTGACGATGCGTGTTTTGTTGATTCATCATTAATGTATTCCGGCCCAGAGATTCAGACTTTGACAGGGCTAGATCACCTTGAGGGTGAAACGGTAGAAGTTTTAAATAATGGCTCTGTCGGTCAGTCGCAGGTGGTTAGCGGCGGACAAATAACACTTCAATTCCCTACGACAAAATGCACAGTAGGTCTCCCTATTAAGTCTGCATGGCAATCTATGAGATTTGAGGGAGGAGCGAAAGACGGTGTTGGGCAAGGCAAGTCTAAGAGTGTATCTAAAGTTATATTTAGACTAGAAGCAACGGGGGCAGGCTTTACTTACGGGAAGGGTAATATAGACAAAGAGTTTGAGAATGGTATTTTCACCGAGCTTCCAATTCGAAATACCAATGACAATATGGATTCCCCTCCTAGCTTATTGCATGGAGACACACAAAGACAAGGCATGAGTGGTGGAAGTGACGCTCAGTACATGTTAAGAATAGAGCATTCCGATCCGACTCCATGTACAATAATAGCTATTATTCTAGAAGTGGACACTGTTCAATGATAAGGCCTTTAGCTCCATTCGATGTCTCTAAACTGAAAGTACAAGAGAAGCAGGTGTGGTATAAGTCCCATATAGATAAAATGGCTATAGCAGGAAGCCTCAACGACGCCTTTACTTACACTGAAAACAATCAAGTAAAGGCTGTTGTCGGTATGCAGCCGTTTTGGGCTGGACGCTCAGTTGTATGGGCGTTAATAGGGAATGTAGACTCTTGGATTATATTTCACAGAGAAGCAAAAACGCTTATGGAGTCGCATGCTGTAAAGCGTGGTATAATTAGATTAGAAATGACTACGGAGATAGGTTTCGATGAGTCAGAAAGATGGGCCAGAATGCTTGGGTTTAAAGAAGAATCACTAATGAAGCGCTTTGGTATGGACGGTAAAGATCATAAAATGTGGGTGAAATTATGGCAGCAGCAATCCCAGTAGTGCTTGGTGTTCTTGGCGCAGCAAGTTCAGTTCAAAGTGACGCCGCTGACGAGAAGTCTCTTAATAATCAAGCGGTAGCTCTTGAAGTTAAAGCGAACGAAACAAGAGCAGAGGGTAACGAGCAAGCTACAGCAATTCGAGCGCAGAAAGATGAGGTAATTGGTTCTACTATATCAACTGCGGCTGCGGCTGGCGTAGTGGTAAATACTGGTAGTGTGCTTGATGCTATAGAAGAATCAGCATACAACATTGAAATGGATGCCCTTACAACTCAAGAGTCATCAGAAAGACAAGCTAGATCATATGAAATTGAGGCAGAACAAACTAGAGCCGGAGCTTCGTCAGGAATTAGCACGCTCTTAAGTGCTACTGGCTCGGCGGCATCCGGTTACGCATCAGGGTTATCATTATCTTAACGGGGATGGCATGGCAAAGTTACCACAATACACACAAAGAGTTACAGGTCAGGCGGTCAGCGTAGCTCCAGCCCAAGTTAACAGAACTGGAGAGCAAGCTGCTAGTAAGTTCGCCCAAGGGGCTACAGCGTTGATGAGCGTAAGAAGTCAAATGCAAGAGCGCGAGGCTAGGGACTATGTGATACAAAATCAAAATGACACAACTGTTTCTTTGTCAGAAGAAAAAGTTAACTTAACTCAATCTTCAAAAGTTGGTTCAGACTATACGGACGGGATTAAAGCTTTCATTGAAAAGCAAAAAGAAACCGCTATTGAGAACGCGCCGAATACAAAAGCCGCCGAGGCGGCGGGTTCTTATTACTCTTCGTTACTTGCTAAAGAATTAAGCACAGCCGTACCTGTTGCAGCAAAAATGAATGCACAGAATACAGCAAGAGTTGTTAGTGATAGTTTAGATATTGGATTGAACAAAACATATCAAAACCCCGGAGAATATCAATCAAGCCTAGAATCTGCGTTTGCTATAATTGATACCTCCGATATACCAGAAAGCACCAAGGAAACTGCCAAGGCTCAATATCAAGACAAGCTAATGACCCAGCGCTTGCTTGGTGAGATTAATGTAGACCCAAAACAGGCAGTAAAAAACATTGACTCAGGACAATATAATAGCCTCTCTCCAGATACATTAAACCAGTTAACCAATAGCGCTCATTCTCAATCAGAAGCAGTAGACAGGCAGGCCGAAATTGACGAGAGAAAAAAAGAACAAGAAGAAATCGCGCAAAGAAATTCAGATAATGCAGCCGCTCAATCAAATTTAGAGATAGGAATTAGCCGTGGAGAGATGGGATATATTGAAATTGACAGAGCTTACTCTACTGGGGTGATTACTCCAGAGAAAAGAACTCAACTCGTTAAATCGGTTGACTCTAAAGTTAAAAAAATAGCTAAGGCAAATAGCGCTATAACACAAGTTAGCGCATCTATAGACGCCGGACAGCCGTTAGACTACAGAAACAAAGAACATCAATCCGCCGTGGATTCTTATTATCAAAGTCTACCAGAAGAATCAAGGGCGGATGTCAATGCAGTTGCGAACTTAGTTAAATCAACGAAGGTTATACCATCTCAAGTTGAAACGTCGATTAACGCAGGAATCGTTGGCAGTGTAGATCAGGTTGCTCAGTCGTCTGACATGATAGCAAGAATGAACGAAGTAGCTCCAGATGTCATGGCGCAATTACCAGCCGACACTAAAGCTATGGGCATTAAAGTGTCTAAGCTAGTCTCTGCGGGTGTCGATAAAGCAAAAGCTGTTGAACTTGCTCATAATTCTGTTTATGACACACCTAAAGAACTTAAAGAAGTATTAAAGACGCAGCTAACACAAAAAGATATATCATCTAAAAAACATACAGGATTTAAAAAAGCGGTTGGAGATATTAGCCCTTCATT